CACATTCAGCGGCACGCCGTAGCAGTACAGCCACTCAGCGGCCTGGCGGGTGGTGACGGCGGCGCGGCGGTGCTGGGCCTGCACCAGGGCGACGGTTTGGCGCATCCATTCGGAGGCGCGGCGTTCGGGTGTGGCGGTCATGGTGCAGTCCTCCAGTTGGCGACCAGCTCGGGCAGGTCGGCGGCGTCGATGGGCGGCCAGGCGAGGTCGCAGGTTTGCGCGTAGTGCTCGGCGACGGCGATCGCGCGCACTGCGGTGCGGTTGGCTTTGCGCTCGTCGATGGCGCTGGCTTCGAGCGCGATCAGCACGCCGGCGGCGAAGGCGCAGACGATGGGCAGCACGCGGCGTTCGGCGAATTGGGTTGCGGTCATGGCTTCAGGTCTCCTTTTGTGCGGGGCTGCGGGCCGGGTTGTGTTCGCAGCGCTTGCAGGCGCGCCAGTGCGGCACGTCGGCGGCTGCGATCGCGGTGTAGCTGCGCGCGGCAAAGGCGCTGCAATCCGCAGGCGCCAGGCTGGTTTTGAGGTGCGGGCAGTCGATGCGGGCATAGGTGGCGAGCACGCTGGCGGCGACCTTGTCGGTTTTGCCGTAGCTGCCGCCCAGCACCCGGCTGATGGCCGGGCGGCTGTAGCCCAGGCGTTCTGCCACACCGGTGATGCCGCGCGCGTCGTCGGCAATGGCCTGGCGCAGCAGCGCCAGCCAGTCAGGTGCGTTACTCATGGTGGCCACCCTCCGCGCCAGTGACGGCGGCGTCCGCACTGGCGAGCGCCAGCACATCGCCGCTGTTGGGGTCGTACACCGTGCGGTGGCGCTGCCGCCACACCGGCGCCATACGGCCAAGGTCGCGCTTCAGCCACCACAGAATGTGGCCGTTGGAGGTGACCGCGGCACCCGGCACCCGCCGGCGCATGCGCTGCACCACGCCGGCCTGCTCGAGCACCGAGAGATAGCGCCCGAGGTTGCCGTGGGCATCGCGCTCGCTGCCGTCGGCCAGGGTGGTGAGCAGATCGGCGACGGTGAACTTGCGCAGCTCGCGCATCAGCCACCAGGCGCGCTCACGCAGGCCATTGGTGCGCTCGATGCGCCGGCGCCCCTGCCCGCTGGCAATCGTGCGGCCGCTGGCCAGCCAGTCGCGCCCCGCCTGGGTGATGCGATACACGCCCCGCGCGGGCGACTCGATCAGCTTGCGCCGGCGCAGCGTGGCGGCGGTGGTGGCAATGATCTTGCGGCAGCGGTCGAGCTCTGCCACCACCTGGGCCGTGGTGACTTCACCTTCCGGCGCGGCGGCAATGAACTGCAGCATGGGTTGAGCGATCGAGGTCATGCACCCTTCCTCACGCCACCCCGCACAATCGCGCGGTTGAAGTCTTCACACAGCGCCAGCCCCTTCACGTCGGCGGCGTCGATGCGCGGCTTACCGTTGCGCCGGGCGACGGCCTCAACCCGGTTGATGGCGGTCATCACCAGGCGCATGCGGGCGTCGGTGTCGCGGTGAATGCGCTCGACCAGGTCGGGGCCGATCTCGACCTCGCCCAGCTGGGCGCAGGCGGCGCCCACGTCGTCGAGCGTGCTCTTGTGAAAGTCGCACACGTAGCTGATGCGGCTCGCGATCTGCATGCGCCGGGCGAATTTCGGCCGGTCCTGCTCCATCGCGGCCATCACCATGAGCGTGCAGCTCTTGTCGGTGATGCCGCGCAGGCGCTCGAGGCAGGCGGCGCTGTTGTGCAGCGCGAATGCGGCCTCGTCGAGCACGATCGGGATCTCTTCACCGGCAATCGTCTCTTCGATCTTCTTCTCGAACCCGCGTACCGGCTCGATGCCGAGCTTCTCGGCAAGCTCGCCCAGCATGCGCGACGGGGTCCAGCCCTCTTGCGCGGTGAGCATCACCGCGCCGGCCTCGGCGGCCCAGTTGTGCAGCGTGGTGGTCTTGCCCTCGCCCGGGCGGCCGATTACCAGCATCCAGCCGGCCTCGAGCGCGCCACGGGCTTCGAGCATGGCAACCCCGGCGCGAAAGCGCTTGGCGTTGTCGGTTTTCACAAACTCACGTTTCATGTAATACACTCCTGGTTGCAGTTGCTTGTCAGTGCTGCGCTTCAACAGGCCTCGGGTGAGGTGCGAACTCACCCGACGGCCGCCTTAAAATCCGCGTCGTCGCGGTCTTCTGCTTCATCCAACTGATCGCCATAGAGGTACATGGCGATGTCGGTCATGTCGTTGTGCCGGTGCGCTGCCTTGCTCGGCGCGGCCGTCACTGGCGCGGCCGGGGCCGCCTCGGGTAACGCTGCAGGCACGGCGGCAATGACCGGCTCGGGCTCGCCATACAGGTGCATCGCGATGTCGATCTCGGCCACAGCCGGGGCGTCGATGGCAGCAGGCGCCATGCGCTCGGTGATCTGCTCGATCTGGGCTTCCTTGCGCCGCACCTGGGCGTTCATGCGCTTTTCGAGGGCGTATTCGTACATCGAGAGCGCCCGGAAGCCGGTCGCCTCGACGAATGCGGCTTCGCAAATCACCCGCCCCTGCAGGTCTTTCACCCACACCGAACGCCAGTCCATGATGTCGATGGCCACCTGCACCTCTTGCCCCTCGTAATGCGGCAGGTCGGCGTGGTGGTAACGCTGCCCACCGAACGGGCTGACCGTGCCGCGGCGCACGGTTTTACGCACATGCGGGCGGAAGAGATCAATCAGGCTGGCCTCATCCAGCATCACCGGCGCCCAGCCGGCGTCGCGCGCCTCTTGCAGGGCTTCGGCGGGCGTCTGGTGGCGGCGCTTGCCGGTCATCGGGTCGCTGATCTTGGGCAGGCTGCTGTGTGGGCTGGCGTTGAACTTGTCGAACTTCTCGTGCAGCCACGCCACCCCGTGGTCGTAGCTCTCGAACACCAGCCCCTTGCCGGCCTTGGCGGCTGCGCGGCGAAACTGCTCGCTGGCAACCACATCGCCCGCGCGGGCGGCCTTCACCATCTTCTCGGTGAGCTTCTTGACCCGCTTCAGGGCCAGGCTGTCCATGTGCTTGCCCTGGTAGGTGGCCAGCTCGCGCGATTCGCGGTCGAGATAGGTGTTGAAGTTCTCGGCGATGCCGTTGGCCTGCGAGTTGCCGACCTCTTTCGGATGCACGATCGTGAAGCCGCCCCGCTCGGCAATCGAGGTCACCGGGTCGAACTCCATGCGGGCGTTCTTCACGCTGCCGGTGCTGTCGGTTTGCAGCACCGCCATCACCCCGCCCACCCTTATCGCCAGCTCGATGCACTTGGCAATCACCTCGAATGACTCGGTCAACCCAATGCTGGGCGGCGTCACATACCGCGTGGCCACATCGTGGGCATGCCACACCTCATAGGTCACAAACTCGCCGGTGACCGGGTGCGGGGCCGTGAAGTGGGTGTTCCAGCCGTCCGCATGCACCTCCACAAACGGCGCCAGGCCCGCGCCCGAGCGGTGCTGATAGAACAGGTGCGCCCGCAGGCTGCTGCCCAGGTGCTGACCCTTGAGCTGCTCCACCTGGCTGAACTTGTCGCGAAAGAAGCGATACACCACGTCATAGCTCGGCGGCGCCTCGCCCCAGGCACTGTCCCACTGCGCGACGATCTGCTCGTGTATCCACTTGGTGGTGGGTTTCTGCGGCCGCTGCTTCAGCGCCACCGCCAGCGCATACCAGGGCAGCACCGTCATGTCGCGCTCGTTCTTGCGGGGCAGCAGGCTGCCGCCCGCGCGCTGCTCGGCAATCCAGCGCTCGAGCGATCGCGCCGAGGGCAGCCCGTCAGGGCTCGGCCGACCACGGTTGTCGCGGGCACGGCGCAGCGTGGCCACCAGCGCGCCCGGCAACATGCCAGCCCGGGCCGAGTTGATGAGGGTGTTGCAGGCGGCTTTGATCGAGCAGTTCGCCGAGGCCGCAATCTGGTCAACCCGCCCCAGCACCTGCAGGGCGGCCATGCGCTGGGCGCGGTCGGCATCAGTCGCATGGCTGATCTCGTCCCCCGTCGGCACCGGCAGCACCCGCATAGGTGCCGGTTCAGCCGGCACCGGCACGGCACGGCTTTCGTCGCACTCGGGCGCGCTTACAGTTTCGCTTAGCTTGTAAACGGCCCGCTTCAGCAGGGCTGCACGCACGTCGGCGGGGAGGTCAGCCGGGAGATATAGCCGCTGCTTCCCGCCAATAACGGACTCCTCGGAAAACGGCCAGGATTCGCGCTCAGACCGCCGCAGCGCAGATGTGCGATGAACCCCCAGCGCCTCCGCGATCTCTGCCAATGTAAGCTGCACACTCATTGCTGCTCTCCCAACAACTTCTTCAATGCCCGCTCTTGCCGGGCCAGCTCGTCACGCATCTGGGCCACCTTGCCGAGCTGCGTCTCGAGCGCCTCGCGCCCCACCGAAAGCCGCGCACCACGCAGGTGCGCAACCCAGGCCGTCACGTCGTGGGTGTGAATCGCCTCTTCAAGGGCGGGCAGATACTCGAGCGGAAAGCGCCAACCCTCGCGGCTCTCGGCCGTCCAGGCGTCGAGCTGGTGCTTGCTGATGTGCTCGCCGGTCAGCTCGCTCATCCGCGCCGCCACCTCGAAGCGCGACATCGGGCAGCGCTTGAGCAGGTCCGACAACAGCCCCCGCAGCGCAGGGCCAACCGACAACGCGCCCGGCGTGGCCAGCAAAGGCACTGGAACCTCGAAGAGGTCGGGCGTCAGGGGGTCGTAGGTGTGGCGCATGATGTCTACGCAGCCTGCCGCCGATTGCCATTGCGCGGCAGCGTGGCCGCGGTAGACTGAGCGTTACTGCGCATGCCCCGCAGACCGCGTGGTTTCGGGCTGCCGTCGCCGTGGTAACGGCTCGGCCAGATCTCTTGCACCGGCACACCGAGGGCATCCGCAATGCGCCGCTCGTTGAGTGGCAAAGAGCGCGTGAAGGTGTGTGAAATGGAGGTGGAAGACGACAGGCCGTGATGCGCCGCTAGGGCGCGCAGGGTCCAGCCGGCTTTCTCCAGGGCGGCCTTGATGTCGGCCGGGTGCCAGTCCCCTTGACTGGCTTTTTGTACGGGCTTGAGAGCCATCCTTTTCCACCTTCGTTCGGGTTGCGATGGGTGAATTAGACTCTCAAACGAATACATGTGTCAACACGATTGACAGTGCACAGCTTTAAAAAAGTCGCTCGTTTGCGTGTATTGCGCTAACAGCTTGATATTCAAATGGATGTATAAAGATGTGCACGCGCTCGAATGACCATCTCTCGTGCACATCTTTGGGGAGGTAAGCCGTGCACACCATCGGCACTCGATTGAAGGCTTGGCGAGAGGCAAAGTCGCTTAAGCAGGCGGAGGCCTCACAGCAGCTCGGCCTTGCCGGAAATACTTATCAGAACTACGAGCGCGACGTTAGGGCGCCCAACACGGAAGGGTGGGCAGCGTTCGCGCGGGCGGGCATCAACACCAATTGGCTGCTGACGGGCGAAGGCCCCATGATGGTTGCGGAACTGGAAAAGCCGCAAAGGGGGGACGTGTCGGTACAGTCACAAGAGAGCAGTCCGGGCTCGAGCGGCTACCAGGTACAGCGGAGTAAGGCAGGCTTATCCTTGCGGGACTCTGCGAGCCTAAGCCCCACTGAAAACGCCAGAACGCTCGAAGACACAGACGTAGCGGCTGGTCGAATTGAGGTTAGCGCTGTGGTGGGGTATGGAAAAACAGCAGCAGCATTCGAGGGAGTGCTTTCGTTGGCGCTGGCCTTACGTCTGGGGCGCGCCTCGCAATCTCAGGCTGAATGGGCGCCGCCAAACCTGGATCTCGCCGGCGCGGAGGAGATAGTGCATGAGGCGTGCGGATTGCTCTACGCCAGACACCACGACGATCCAACTACCCTTGCGGTGCTGGTCAATGATGAGGTCGCGCTCGACTCAGCCTTGCGCATCGCGATCGTTGTCCTTGAGGCAGGTCGCGAACGGTAGCGGCTGCTCGATCTGATCTCACGCCATGTCAAATCGCGCGCAAAGTTGGGCGAATTACAAGCGATCCGTCCACAAACGCCCGGATACGCCAGTCGGCGCAGACCCCGCGCCCCTCCTGACATTCAGCCCAGCGCCGCCATCGCTGCCCCGTGACAAAACAAACACCCCCCCACACT